TCAACTACCCGCACCATTTGATTAGGCAGCCAAAGTGCGCCATTTTGCTGACGCCAGCCTTGCACGGTATAAACTGTTTCTAATGCACGAGAATTGCGGTAAACACGTTCATACTTAACGCGCTGTTGGCAATCTAGCGCGGTAGCATTGCCGCTTTGCTGCAATATTAAATTGCGGTAACGCAATACATTGGTATTTTTAATGCTTGCACTTACACCTGCCACAGCATCTGCATAATCGTTATCATTGCCAGCTCGCTGGCCTTTGGCTGTGTAATCAGAAAACACATCTTTATAATCTAATGCAGCATTGGCACTAAGTATATTTTCACCGTATTTAAGCGCGGTCACCGCCTTGCCACCACTACCTGCGTTTATCAGCACCAAGTCGCCGTTGGCATTATCGGTGCTTAATAATTGTCTAATCGTTAACAATCTATCAATAGATTCAAACGTAGTTTCGCCTGTGTCAATTTGGTGATCGCTGATTGCGCTGCCAGTATCAATTTCAGCAATCACTTTAATGTCATAAGGTTTGGCTAAATCGCTGGCAATACGCTCAATTTTAGCGTTACGCCATTGCCCAGTTTTAAAGCTTGCGCTGCAATCTACCAAGTCAGCGGTTTTACTGCGTCCTGTCACGCCAACGCTAACACTGGTCGCGCTATAGCTAATGGGCGTGGCATCTACATAGCCAGTGAGTATTTTGTCATTGCCGATAAAAACTTCGCATACATCGCCCGCCTTTACGCGGCGCGGAATATCTGTGGCACCAGGCCATGTACGGGTGATGCTTAATTTAAAATCACGCGCCTGGCGCTCGATGCCTGCATTGATTTCAACTTCTAACCAGCCACCAAAATCTATACCGTTGATGCGTAATTTAACTTCGTCGGTCATGCGGTTAATACTCTCAAAGTATTGGCTGGCACAAAGCCAGGGTGTCGTATTTTATTGCGCTCAATAATCTCATTGTCGCGGGTGGTGTCTTCGTACAAATCGTAAGCCAGCACTAATGCTGGCGTGACTTCTTTAGGTGATATGTTCTTTAATCGCGCCGCGCTTTGTGTACGCGCAGTAATGTCTGCATAGGTTTTAGTACGTAAGTTTTTTAATGCCAGGTAACTTGTATCGTTAGCCGTTTCTAGTTCAGTATCAATCGTTGCAAGCAACTCATTTTTAATGAGTATGGTGTCGTCATAAACAGGCAGCGGCATACTTGCCACCATGCCAGCAGACTGTGTAATGAGTGCTTGCCTAACCAATGTATTAATAGCGTGGGCATTGCTTGCCATACGCGCCCGCGCTGGCGTGTTGCCGCCATTATCATAAGAGCTAAATAAACCAGCCAGGCGTAGCGTGGTGAGTGTGTTTAAAATATTCAAGGCGTTAATATCGCCCAAACCAGATAACTGATTAATGACCGCGCCACCTTTAGCAAATATGCCAAAGAAACGGCTAGCTAATTCAGCAGGCGTGCGCATTAAATCAACCAGATCATCACTCAGTAAAGCAAGTGGGTTGCCAAGCACTACGCCTGCGCTTGTGAGTGCGCCATCAATCGAGGTTAGTGCTTCATTAAAACCAGTGAGCGCATCATTTACGGCGAACTCTGGCAGATTATCAATGCTGAAATTTTCGGAAAAATCATCAATGGCTACCACTTCAAGCGCATCTACTGCCTGCAAACTTTGCATGCTAGTTGCAGCAACTGCGGCTGGGTAAGCTAATGCACCAGATTCAACAAAACTGATATTGAAACGGCACATACCACCATCAAGATAGCTGTGGTTTACTTGCACATCAGTGATGGTCACCATCATGCGACCATAGTACGGATGAATCAGCTCACCACTGCCAGCTTTTTCAAAAGCTCCAAGCAAGGCATCGCGCTTGGCCATGTAGTCGTCACCAATCACAAATGCTGTCAGTGATTTTTCACGTGCTTTTCGGCCTAAGTCTTCAGCATAAGGCAGGTCGCGTTGCGGGTATTCGTGCACCTCCACGCGGCGCCCAAAGGTTGCATCGTCAGATTCAACCTCAAAACTTACGTTGCGAAAACTCGCTTTTTGTAATTGTTCTCGCCAGCTCATTTAAAACCTCGTTGCCAGTGTTCTATAGCCAGCGAACATATTGAGACCAACATCACTTTGATTTATTTCGCTGGATTCAATACGCATGCCAGGCGGCGCATTTTTAAAGTTAACATTAATTTCACCATTGAGTTTTGCTTGGTTATTACCCACTAGATTTTGTTTGTTACGCGCCATGGCCGCATACTCAGCATTGCTGGTGAATAGTCCGCCAGTGCCTTGCTGACCATAGCTGGGTACTGTTTTTACAGGCGGCGCCATTTGGCCTTCATTGATTAATGCTTGCTTTGCCTCTGCATTACCAAAAGCAGATAACACACGGGCTATACCACGGCCTATCCTGTCTTTAAAATCATGGCTTAATAAATGGTCACTAATGACTGTGCCGATTGTCCAGCCAACCAAAGCGGCTGCAGTGAGTAAACCGCCAGCGCGGGCAAGAGCACCTAGGTTTGCAATCATGCCAGCTGAAGCAGATTTTCCAAAAGAATCGGCAATAACAGCACCTGATTTGCCTGCCGGAACAGACATCTCCTTGAACGCCGACCCTAAGCGCCAAATTGCTCCAGCGATAGCGCCTATGGCAGCAATTGGCCCTGCAATCCAAGCCAAACCCATGCCATAAATAAGTGTTTTAACGCCACCAATGGCTTTAATAAAATCTCTAATATCGCTGACGGTTTCTTTAATACCCGCAAAAGTTGCTTTCCAGTCAATCTCTTTTAACGCATTGGTGATTTCAGTGAGCACTTTAACGATTTCACTTTTAATCAAATCTTGATTAGCTGTGAGCCAAACGCTCATTGAGTCAATAATTGGCTGAATAACAGGCACCATTTTTGCAAGGGCGCTAGTTAATGTGTTTTTAGTTTTAGTACCAAGCGCGGTGATTGAATCACCCATGTTATCTAAATCAGTAATTGCCTCTTTATCAACAACAGTCTTCATAGCATCAGCCAATGAAATGCTGCCGTCGGTTAAACCTTTCATTACTGGTATCAGCTTGGTGCCGCTTTTACCAAATAATGCAACAGCCATACGTGTCTGAATCGCCGGGTTTTTATTTTTTGCAAAGCCCGCTGCCAGCTGTGGCAATATGGTTTCTAAGCCCACTAATTGCCCTTTGGCATCTTTTAGCGGGATGTGAATTTTTTTCATTAGGCTTGCAAAGTCTTTATTGCCACCACCCGCTGCTTCAGCAATACCTTTGTTGAATTTGGTAAACGCCATTTCAGCGTCTTCAGCCGTACCGCCTACCAGCCCCAGCATATTGGTTAACGCCTGGTAACCTTCAACACTTGCGCCCGTTCTGTCAGCGGCATCTTGTATGCTCCCTGCGTAATCTAGCGCGGCTTTGGTAGCGCGAATCGCACCATAAGTGACCGCGCCAAATGATAGAAATGCTGGCACACCAATTTTGCGCATTAACTCGCCGCCAGCATTACCAATATCACGCAACGACTTATGCATGATTCTCACTGATTTTGTGATTTTCTTCGTAGTAGGTGTAATCTGATCAACGGCTTTTAATATAGCTAACAACTCGTTCTTTTTAGCCATGATCTAACCCTCTCTTAATTTGTTAATACGCTCAGCTTGAGCGAGGTACTGTGCAATTTTGCCAAGCGGCATTTCAAACATATCGTCAGGTGCTAAGCGCCAAAAATAAGCCAGCTCAAACACCCTATCTACAAACTCTATTACGGTGCCGCTTGCACCCCGAAAAAACCCATCACCACCCCCGCTAAGCCGCTTAAATCTGCAGGGCTTAACTGATCAACCGAGCTAGGTGGAATGCCAGCCAAACGCGCAACATACTTGCCTACGCTTTTAACCTGAATTTGCACAGCTTCTAAATCGTCGGCAATAATCACCAGGTACGGAAAACCAATGTCTTGAACATCCTTGCCTGTAGGCTCGCGTAACTCTAGTTCGGCAATCTCGGCACCATGTGCGGTGATTGGTTTGGTGAGTTTGAATATCATGCCCAAATCCCTTTAATGCCGTTAAATTCCAATTCAACTTCGCCGCTGTCAGACTTAAAGCCTGAATCGCCCACCGTAAAAGCGCCGCTTAGGGTGTAAACCTTGCCGTTGATAAACTCAGTAGTGACCGTTAAATCTGTTGAATCATTGAGTTTTTCTAACGGAAAATCAGGGCCTACAATAAACGTGCCTTTTACATAGGGCATATTTGCTGTTTCTTTTAAACCAGCTACACCGCTCTGGCCCATTACGGCTTCACGCGTCACTGAAAACATTGGCGCTTCAATACCGCTATCGCCTTTTAACTCTAATTGAGTACCGTCAACTTTTACGTAACAGGTGCCTGCTACTTTTGGGGCTGATGCCATGATGATTCCTTTAGGTATAAAAAAAGCCCCAATCAAGGGGCTTTTAGATTTAAATAATTTGCTTAATTAATGTGTTTAATTAAGCTTTGTACTGCAGACGGAATTGCGCCAGCACTGCGAACACACGTAGCTGGTTAACCAAATCAGGCGGGTAAAGTACATTCAAACGATTTGGGTCATTCGCATCGCGCTCAACAATTAAGTTTTCTGCAAAGGCTTTAGCGTTTTCAACAATGCCCATTTCTTCAAGCGATGCGTATTCGCTTAAAATTTCACCGCGCACAACAGCTGGGGTGACAATGGCTTGGCCGGCACCAAAGCGCGTACCATCATTTGCTAATTTATGGCGTGGGTATTTTTGTGTGACCACATAACGTAAGCGACGAATGACATAAGCCAATGTATGCAATGTTTCAGAATCAAAATAGCTAGGGTCCGCTTGGTTCCATGCATTTTTTTGGTAAGTGGTAATTGCACGCTCTACACGTTGCGCGCCGCCACCAACGTAGCTGGTAGCAATACCGCTATTGAGTAGCGTACCGCGCTCAGTTTGAATAAAACGTGTTGAAGCAGGCGCTGGTAATATGCCAATCAGCTCACCAGTTTGCGTAGGTCGTGCTGGATCAGCTGCAATAAACACCGCATTACGCGCGCCGTAAGCCGCTGCATACTCCCAGCTTGGGTTGGGTACGCCTGCTTCATAACCAGCAATAGAAGCATGCTGATCATTACGTGCCACGCCGATTGCTACCAAGTTTGAAAACGTGTCTGATTTAGCTGAATACGCATGGCCATAGATTTGGCGGTTGTACGCCCATCGTCCAGTGGTATCGTTTAACAGCGTTTTAAATGCGTCTAATGAAGTGCTGTCAGTGTAGGGGTGAATGATAAAG